CCCCCCCCGTAATAACTTCACTTCGACACCTCCTGTTCGATGAATTTACAACCGCACTTGCGGTAGGTGGTACACCGCTTTTTGTAGCTTCTCACGAGGTACTGAATACCATCGTCCACATAATCGTAGGCGATAGGTTCCCCCTTTCCCTCGAAGGTACGAGCGATACGACCAATGCTCTGAGTTATTACAGCGTAGTCTTTCTGCGGTGTAGTCAGGTACAGCCGGTCGAGCCGGGGAATGTCCAGCCCCTCTTTCGCTAGAGAGTAGGTAGCGAACAGATACCGCTTGCGCCCCTGCCGCATTTCCTCAATAGCCTGCTCTCGGAGAGCTTTGGCTTTCTTCGTGGTCATCTTCCCATCAATCATGACCGCCTGTTTTCTCAGGTCGGGCGGAAGCCTGTTCATCAGGGTTTCCAAATGCGTCAGCCGGTCAGAGAGAATGAGATTGTAGTGATCTCGGTTTGCCTCAAGATCAGCGACAATCAGATTGTTTCGGGGATAACGGTCAGCGAGGAAATTGACCAACTTGGCATAGATGATCGTACCGTCCGTGTCCAAAAACTCACGGCTGAGTCCTTGATGGGTGGCACGGGGGAGAACGCTGACAGTCATGATCTTATCTTTCACCGCTTCCTCCGGCACCTGATAGGCAATCCCGCCCAACAGAGCGTAGGTAGCGGCAATCATGCCGTCTGCCCTGTGAACCGTAGCGGACAGACCGTACTTGTGCCGAGCTGCCAGAGCGTTCAGCACCTTTGAGAACTGCGTCATAGCGGTTGGGGTTCCGGCTACACGGTGACACTCGTCCACGATGATACAATCCCAAACATCACGATACTGGCTCAGATCGAGGTTGCACATGGTCTGTACCGTTGCGAAGGTGATTGCCTTACCGATTTGAACCCTACCTTCGGTGATCGTGCCAGTCAGAGAAGAACTCATGTACTGCTCCGCTCGGCTTTTGCTCTGTACGAGCAAATCCCGTGTATGGGTCAGCCAGAGTGTCCTTCGACCTGTATCTGCCGCAACAGCAATTCCGATCTGTGTCTTACCGCATCCCGCAGGGGCTTGAAGAATACCATAGTAGGCAGTTATCAGTGCTTCCTTGGCTTCCACTTGGTAGTCATAGAGCGGAATGGTGCAACCGAAGTCCACCTTGGTAGGTGTAGGAAGATTGACCTTCATGTGGCAATCGTCCATCGCCAGCACATCATTCAAGCACCCGTAGGGAAGAACCAGTGTGTCACCGTCCCATTGGAACAGGTACAACTTCTCAGGGGTGTTGCCAACCCAAAAGTGCATACGGACTTTCTTGGCGTACTCAGGATTGGGAAGGATAAGCTGCTTCTTGCACCATGTAAGCAACTGCTCAGACGGGTTCTCAATTCGGAGCTGGTTGCCAACAGTTACTTGCATCGGGACACCCACTCTCCGAGTGTGATACCGTATCGCCTAATATCGTTGGCAGACAGCACAGTTCGCAAAACGGACAATTCCAAAAGCGTAGAGAAGGAGATAAATCGAACTTCACCGGTTATCAACCTAATTGCAAACCAGCCCTCTCCATTCCCGGTTTCCTTCCAGAGTGTCATAGCGGAAAACTGGTTTTCTTCGATACGCTCCATCTTGAAAATGTTCTTGGAACAATCCTTACAGTCAATGGGATAGCTGACACCGTTTCGAGCCGCAATCACATCGAATGGCTGACCTTGACTATTCTGAGCGAGATTGTGCACCCAAAAGCCACACCCCGACAGGCTCAGGCATAAGTCTCTTTCAAAGCCAGTGCCAACCTTGCGATTGACATTCATGTTTTCACTCCTTTCACCGCCCCTGACGGGGCGGGATTTACGAGATACCCGATCAAATGCAGAAGCCGAAGGACACGCCAAAGGAGTAGCTGGCGTAGTTACCGTCGGCGTTGCCGTTGTTGTACACAAAACAGAAACCGTTGGTGCCGCCGGAAAGAGGAGAACGCTCCCACCAGCCGTTCGCAGAACCATTGACCTTCTTAATGGTGCTGTTGCCTGCGGTATAATACTCGTATTGCTTACCCTCACCGGCGTAAGAATACTGAGTAGCGCCAAAGACTTCGATCTCGGACAGAAGGAACAGCTTGTCAGAAGTGGTTTCCAAACCAGACTGATTGTTGCCCTTGCTGGTTACTTTGTTGACGAACTTCAACACGCTTTTCAGGTCAGAGGAAAGCTGGTTCAGCAGCGTTGCCATTGTGGAGGTACGCATTGTGGAACCACGCCAGCCGTTCACATTGGTATTGGAGCCGTTCATAGAGTAGGTGGTTTTCAGGCAGTCAACCAACTGGAAGGTAATACCCGCCTTGGTACGGCTACCGTCTGCGGTGGTCAGAGTGTCATGGTCAAAGCCGATGATCTGCGCCGCATAGGTCACGCCGTTGACAGTAATGTTCTTCTTGTCACCGACCTTCCAGTAGTTCGGAGCCTGACCAAACTTGGAAACGGCGGCGATGTTGTCCCAAGAGGTAGCTTCCAGCGTAGCGCCAACTACAAAGGGATAGACATACACGATACCAATGACTTCCAGCGTGTAAACCTTGGTTTTCTGAGAACCGTTGTAAGTAAACACGATAGTCCAGTCACCCAGCTCGGTCGGGTACAGAGTGGCATAGCCGGTCGAAGCAACCTTGCCGGTCAGGGTTTTGCCACCCCTGCTCATGGTGACGGTCGAGCCTGTATCAGCGATGACACGCACCTCGGCGGGAGAACCCTTCTGGCTCAGAGCATACAGAGCGTCATTCACCGTGGGGTCGCTGCCGCTCAGTTCCAGTGCCGACTTGGTGGTGTCGGACAGCAGATTTGCCTTGCTCATGGCTGTGCCGACCACATCACAGCCTGCGGCGTTCAGATCAATGTCGAGGGTGGCGGTTCCGGCGAGAAGCTGTGTGCGCCATTCCTCGAAGGTTGCAGGCATATCGGTAGGAGCCTTGACAGAACGAGACTTACCGTTGCCCTTGATAACAGTATCTTTCATGAAATTTCCTCCTTACTCTCCGCAGTTATACAGACCAACATAAGCGAAAGCGTCCACCGTGCGGTCGATCTTGGAATACAGCTCGGTTTCTACCTCGGTCAGCGTTGTGTCGATGACATACAGGAGATATTCAATGTTGTTTGCCGTGGAAAAAGTGAGATTGTCCAGACTGCTCGGAACCAGCGGTGCGTCCGAGGGAAGCGTGAGCTGCTTTCGGAGAACCGTCAGGTTATTCAAGTAGGCTTTCACGAGAGATTGGGTGGGCGTATCACCCATCGCCCAATTCGTCTTTGCCGCAACCACCACCGAGGAAGGGTCATACGGAACTTGGTAGATCGGGTCATCAGCGACTCCTTTCTCCGCTCGGTATGCCGCCAACTGTCCGGGGAGAGAAGTCATGCGGTTGGCGATATAGGCTACCGCCTGCCCCACACGGTTCATGTCCCCGTAATTGTAAGCACCCTTCATACCAGCCATGTACTCGGTCTTTTCCTCAGCGGAAAGGCTCGAAAGCCCTTCCGTGAGGATTTTGTTTTTCAGGGTAAAAACCCTGTCTACATCGGCCTGTGTGCGGTCGTAGACGAGATTATCAATAATACTCATATCAGACCTTTCACCTTCAACTTTCCGCTCAGAGAGCCGTTAAATGTGATCTCGTCCACCAAGATCAATGCGTCCATTTCATCGGTGTAGAGCGTCTGCAAGCCAATCACATCGCCCACTTCCAACTCAGGATTGCCACGGTATTTTGTCTGATAGGTGTTTCTCATTTGCAGATACTTTTTCACCTGATCGGCAAGAGCGGCGCACATCGTATCGTTGGTGATAAGGGGGTTTTCCTCCTTGTCGATTTCTCCATCGAGAGCCACGGGATAGGAAACGACCACCGAGTTCTCAGACAGAGTTTTGCCGGTAATGACTACGGTTTTAGTGCCGGAGGATAACACCAAATCCGCAGCTCTGGCGTAAATGTTGGAGGATACCAACGAGCCGCCAGAAACAGAGATAGAAACATCTTGTGCAAGACCAGAGAACTCGACATGAAGCTGAGTTTCGGTGGTCGTTCCCTCAAAAAGTTTGGTGGTGTCATTTGCCGCCGTGTACGCATACTTGGCGACAGACACCGCTTTGAGCTGGTCGATCTTTGCGATGGATTGGGAGTCCTTATCAATCGAGTCAAAATCCAGCGTGAAGTCCGTTTCACGGTAGTAGAGCTTGCTCACCCGCATACGGCGATACGGCAGACCACCGTCCATCGTTACCTCAATTTTGGTGCAGTCAATCGCCGCTTCGCTGTTGACGAACACCTCCGCAGAAGTGATACCCTTCATGGTCTGCGTATCCAGCAGCTTCGTCCCGGCATAATACTTCACCTGAATAGAGGTGGGGTATTCGTCCAAGGGGGTATCAAAGCGGAGAGCCAACACGGGAAGATCGTGAGAAACATCGAAGGTCTTGGTGAAGGTCGGCTTCGTGGCATAAGTGCCATCTGCCGCAGTCATCACTTCACTGATAAACCCTCGACCGGAGGGGTCGGTGTCTTCGACAATGACCTGATCTCCACCGTCCAGTGTCCAGCGGTTCAATTCCAACGCCGCATAGGTGTTACCGACCTTGTTACCACGGTCAACAGTGTCCCACTCGCTGTACCACAGATGACCGTTATCCGCCCATACGCCGCTGTAAATACCAACCACAGTCACACCAAAAGGCTTGATGTGAATGATATTGTCATCGTCTGTAAACAGGCGGCAGCGGCAGGCGTGAGCGATCAGTTGCAGACAGTTCATGTGCGAGTCAATGGGAAGCGCCGCCGTAGTGAACATCTGCTTCAAGGTTGGGTCAATCACCCATGGGTGCGTACCCTGCGCTGTCAGCGTCAGGTCTGCGTCCAAAAGCACTTCCTCAGCCATGTCGTAGAAGTTCTTGGAACCGAGCTTACTCTTGTAGAAGGTTCCGGTCAGACTTCCAACCAGACCTGTCCCTGTGAAAGTGGCCTGATTTTTGGCGGCTTTCGGTTTGCTGTTCAGCACATACTTATCCGCTTTCAGCCACTCGACCTTGCCCGTGGGAAGCATATAACCGTATCGGAGAGAAATCGGTGACTTCTTATCCAGATAGGCATAAATGCCTTTCGGGTTATCCGGGTCATAATTGTGTTCGTAGTCCAAAAGAACGAACTGCATGGTTTCCTGCGGCAGTCTGCGGGAGAGTGGGTCTACATCGTGAGACTCCTTGATGGAAACAATGTCATCATTTCCAAATTTCTTCTGCACACCGTAGAGAACCTGTTGCAACCGAGGTCGGCGGTACGGGAGGGTGTTCCCCATCGTCAACACGATCTTGTCACAAGAAGCGACCTTTGTGTTGATGACCAACTCTGTTCCCTCTACGGGAAGGGTCAGACTTTCCAGTACCGCCCCATTCAGGTAGAAATCAACCGTCACAGTGTCAGGCCATTCCTGATAGCGGGTGTCAAAAGTCAGCGTGATACCGGGGAAGGTATGAGGATTGCTGAAAGCACGGGTCAGCACCGCAGGGGTGGTGAACTTGCCCTCAGCATTACTCATGTGACTCGAAACAAAGCCGTCATACATCGTCCCGGAAGAAGGAACGATGACCGTATTCCCGTCCAGCGCCCACCGGTTCAACTCCAACGCCGCATAGGACTCCTGATAATCATATCCGTAGTCCAGCGTGTCGAACTCGGAATAGCTCTGAGCCCCGTTGCTGACCCAATTACCATCTGTTGCCGCTGCCGTGTCCACCTGAGAGAAGGTGATCTCCACAAAGGACTGCTCACGAAGCAAAGACTTCATCGACAGCTTGTAAGCGTTGCTTACCTGTTTCACGGCTGCACCTCCTTAGAACGGTTCGCCGCAGTCAATGATGTTGACTTTGCAGTTGATGTAGTCCGCAGGAAGCCCCGTGTTCGGGTCAAGATGGTACGGGGTCGCCGTGCGGTCGCCGGGGTACATCTTTCTGGTTGTCCAGCGGTTGTTCACCATATCGGGATAAGTGACTGTCACAAAGAAGTTCTTGTCAAAAATCTGCAACATGGCAGACCACTGTTCCGCTGTCAAGTAGCCCCAAAAGAGGTTGTTGAGCTTCTGTTGATCTCTGCCGACCTTCTGACCTACCACAACGCCGTTGGCATTTCTGGCAGAGTCTACGATAGTGGCAGACAGCAGCTCTAAGCCCCTGCGGGGCTGAGGAAACTTTGTGCCGTTGATTGTAATGAAACTTTGCATTTCCTCAGCCCTCCTTAGTAGGCATTGGCGAATACGCCAGTAGATACTTGCCGACCACGCTTCTCCTTGTAGCGGTCGTAGGAATGACCGATTTCATTGTCGCCAATAACAACGGACATATCCTTTTCTTCCACGACATTTAGCAGAGCGTAGATAGCGGCGATCACACCGTCATTGGCAACGGATACGCCAGCGGAGATACCCTCAACGATCTGGTCATTGTTGGCAACCGCCGTTCTGCGCCCCATCGCACCAACCATTTCCGCACCCGCTTCACGGGCGATAAAGAGCTGTCCTTCGTTCGGAAAGCCGCCGTCTTCAAAGAACGGAATATGCGGAATATCCACCAATCGAATATCAAACGCCGGAATAAGCGTGATACCCATAACGGACAGGCCGTTGAACTGGATGTGGAACATATCATTGATTGCGTCAATAACACCGTTCACAAGTCCAATGATGGAGTTCGCCATCTGTCGCACAAAGCGAGTAATGGGGTTATCGTCCAGCGTCCATGCCGCATACGACAGGGACAGACCCGCCGCCAGTACCGCAAGGCCAAGGCCAACACCCGCACCGCTCAGGCACAGCAGGACACCGAGAACGATCAATGCGCCGCTGAGAATACCTGTAATGATCGATACAACCTTCTTAATGGAATTAACAACAAAATCCCAATTCAGGGTAGCAACAGCACCAAGGCTCAATGCGCCAGCCGCCATTAGGCCAAGGCCGAGAGGAAGGGCGACCCCGCTCAGAGCAAGGATAGCGCCGACTGCCAAGAGAGCGCCGCCGACAACGGTGGTAATCATGCTGATCTTCTGCTGAACATTGTCGGAGAGGTCATTCCAGTTCGGCATGATAGCCGTACCCATTGTGACCGCACCCGCCGCCAGCAGAGCCAGACCCAACGGGATATTCGCCCCGGAGAACGCCAGTGCCGCACCGATAGCGAGGAACGCCACAGATACAACCGTGGTAATAATGGCAATCACATTCTGGATTTCATCGCTCAGGCCATTCCAGTTGAGAGCCATTACGGAAACCAGAGAAGTAGCGCCAATCGCCATCAGCGCAATACCGAGGGACATACACCCGGAGAAAGCGAGGATAGCGCCGAGTGCCAAAGTTGCCCCGCTGACCAGCAATCCTACTCTGGACAAGGGAGAAGCCAGAGCGTCCGGGATACTGTTCCAGTTCAGAGCTGCGGCAGATACAAGCGTGACAGCACCAACAGCCATCAGCGCAATACCCAGCCCGGTTGCGACCCCGGTAAAGGCCAACATAGCGCCTACCGCCAGAGAAGCACCCGCCAGAACTCCCGTTAAGGTGGTCAAAGCGTCAGTGAGGTGCCGGTCGCTGTTATGCCAGTTGATAACAGCGGCAGATACAAGGCTTGCTCCACCCAAGGCCATCAAAGCGATACCAAGAGGAAGGTTCGCCCCGGAAAACGCCATAATTGCGCCAAGAGCCAGCAGGAAGCCGCCGACAACACCTGTAATGAGAGCCAGCGTACTTGCCAGTTCGCTACTCATAGCAGTCCAATTCAGCCCAACGGTAGCCGCAAGGCCGACCGCACCCGCCGCCATCAAGCCGACACCCAGCGGAATATTCACGCCGGTTACAACCAGAATTGCACCTACCGCCAGCATAAAGCCGGAAACAATCGTGGTGATCTCTGCGAGAGTGTCCTCAATCATCTTCTTGATTTCACCGATACGGGTCTGCACAGCGTCACCAAGGAAATCGTAGGTAGGCAAATCGAAATCAAATCCGCCTGCGCCGCCAGCACCCGCCCCGGAACCGCTTCCCGTGTTAGGAGCAAAGACATTCAGCTCGTCAAAGCCTGCGGTGTACTGTTTCAGCTTCTTAGCGGCACCGGCAGCGTCATCGAGATTATCAGCCAAAGACCCAGCGCCGACAGCAGCGCTATTCACTCCCGAATAGTCCACATCGGTTAGCTTGAACCCCGCAAGGTTGGCAAGGGCATTGGCGATCTCCCGAATGACTTGAACAACAGCGATTGCATAGGGAAGAATTGCGTTCAGTGCAGGAATGAAGATGTTACCGATCGCTCGTGCGGCCTGTGTAAGCTGTGCCTGCAAGATACGAAGCTGGTTTGCGGGAGCTTCCAGCGTTCTTGCCATATCGCCCTGAGCGGTTGTCACCTGAGTCATAATGGCGTAGTATCTCAGCTCGGCCTTTTCTGCCTGCGTCATGTTTGCAACGCTTTCCTTGATACCAAGGTTCAAAGCGGTCTGCTCCAACCGTGCCTGCGACAAATCGTAGCCCAAGCGCCGCAGAGGTTCCAACTCACCGGAAATACCGGACTGTAACTTCTGCATAGCGTCTTCAATGGAAATATTGAAGAAGGAAGAAATATCGTAGCCGAGCTGTGTCAGGTTTTGGCTCATGAGCTGCGCTCGTTCTGCTGTGTCACCGAAGCCGGTCAGCAGCGTGTTGAAAACGCCCTGATTGCGAAGCCACTGTGCCGGGTCAATACTCATAACATCGGATACCTTTTCAGCGTAGTTCTGAGCTTCGGCGGCATACTGCCCCAAAGCAACCGTGAACAGGTTCAGGTCTTCTTGGTACTTGTTGGACTCCGTGACCGCCTGTGCGATGAAATGTCCGATTTTGCGGAAAGTGATTGCAACAGCGGCAACATTCAACGCTTTCAATCCGCTTGTGAACTTCCCGGTAGTGGAGGTTGCTTTACGGGCAGAAGCGTTGTATTTCTCCGTGCTGGTAATCAGCTTTTGGATTTTGGACGGAAACGCCGAGAAGCCGTTGGACACCTTCTGCATTTCATCGGCAAAAGGCTTCATGGCGGCGGCAAGAGCGGTCATCTGCTGTGTGAACTTGTCAATGTCTGCCGCTTCCAAATCCTCGATCACCTTCGGCAGCTTGGAGAGCTGATTGATAAAGGTGGTCATATTAGCCTTACCCAACTCGGAGAGAGGGCGTAAGCCGTTGGCAAGGGAAGTCAGCTTGTCGCCGTCCGTCCATTTCAGGCCAGCGAGAGCGGTGTTGATTGCCGTGAGCTGGTTGGCGATGGAGGAAGAAATCTTCACATTTCCAACCTGACTCAGAGCGGTCAGCGCATTGGTAAGCCGGGTGATCTTCTGCGAAGCGTCACCGCTGTTCAAGCCTTTCAGAGAATTGGAAAGCTCCCGAATACCCTGAGCGGTCTTGCTCAGACCCGTTGCGCCGCCGTTGGTAGCGGTTTTCAAACGATTGAGCGTGTTAATCAGGTTTTGAAGCCCTGCGACCGCCTGCGTACTGTCATTGACGATCTGAAACTCCAACCCCTGAATTTCCACATTGTCAGCCACTTACGCCACCACCTTTCTCTTGAAATTTCTTATTGACCGATACCATAAAGGCTTCCATGTATGCCTTGGCTTGGTCATCGTGTTTTTCTTGAAGCTGCTTCTGCTGTTTCTTGTCCTGCCGACTGAACAGCTCATAGGGGCTTTCCCGATACGGCGTGGGCTTGGTTCCCTTCTTGGCGAAAGCACGAAGAACCGGGGCAGCGTCAATAAGAGCTTCGTAAAAATAAGCTCCTTGGAGCCAAGCGTCTTGATTTCTCAGGTCTTGCCTGATCTGCGCCGCCTTTCGGTAATACTTCACCAATTCGCAGTCCTGTTCCCAAAACTGCTCATAGGTCATGCCGATGGAAAGATAGTACGGAAAAACCTCATAAAACTTCGGTGTGTAAGCGAGAAGGGGAGCGGGGCGATGGTCGCCGCCGCCCCCCTCACTTCTGGAAGATCGGTCGCTTACCAGCCGGTCTTCCAGCTCAGGTTTCCCTCGTTGCCCCCCTGCTCAGGCTCGTCCAGTAGACTCAGCAGGGGGTCGTTATACATCTCTACCAGAGCGGCAATCAGCTCGTCCTTGTGGTTCATACGAGCGTAAATGCTGTCGATCACATCACGCTTCACAAACCGATGATGGGCGAGGAACGCACCGGCAAACAGAGCCGGAAGCAGGGTCATAGGCTTGCGCTCCACATCGGCGGCAACAAAGCCGTTCTTCTCCATTGCTTCAACGGTCTTGCGGGTGTATTCCAGCGTGTAGGTCACGCCGGTAGTAGGGTCATTGATTGTCAACTGCTTTGCCATGATAAATCCTCCTTATCAATACGGCGATTGTTGGTGTCTTAGGTTGCGGAGAAAGCGATGGGGGTGGAAGGAGCGATGGTGATGTTCATGTTCACCACTTCGTTCACGCCGCCGCCCACGGGATACACGGACAGCTCACCGTCAAAGCTGAACTTGCCGTTAGAGCCATCGGGAGTAACAGTGCCATCGCTCTCGGTGCCGCCAAACCAGACCGCATAGCTGACCTTCTTGCCTTCCAAAGCCTTGAGGGTCTGGAAATCAGCCAGCGTGTAGTTGGCGGTGAAGGACAGACCATCGAGGGACTGGATACCGGCGATGTAGGTCTGCATATTGTCGCTCAGGGTGGTAGTTTCCAGCATTTCGGGTTCGCCGCCGAGGTCAGGAAACTCCTTAATGTCGATCAGCTTGCTCCACTGTTCACCAGTGTCGGCTTTCTTCATCAGAAAAACCTTGTAGGTGGAAATAGCCATTTCATTTACCTCCTATAAAGAGTGGTTCCGTCCGTTTCAGCCTTGTATCGGGCAACCAGACGGTAGATTGTTGCGTTCTCCAAATTGGGAACCGGGGACAGAGAAGTACGCCGAAAATTCTTGGCGTACATGAGATCGTCCACAAACCTCATGATTTTTCGGCAAACGGATTTCTTACCGCCTGCCTTGTCGGAGTAGACATTCACCTCGTACATCAGCGTAGCGAACCTCTCCGTATCGCCGCTGTCCATGTGAGCTTCCGTGGTGTAGTTATCCTGCTCCACCAAACTCACATAGGGAAAACGGGTAGGGGCATTGACATACTCGCCGCTGACCAAGATACCGGGAAACTGCGCTCTCAGGGCTTCCGCAATCGGCGTGTAGATTTGACTCTCCACATCAATCATGAAAACACCTCCTTCGCAATCTCCGTGAGCCGGTCTTGCAGCTCCTTTACCGTTTCATACATCGGCATATTGGCGGGATTGCCGTGGGTGATGACCACGAACCCGCCGTTCTTCTTTTCTTTCAGCACTCCGTTCGTGCCGGGGTCGCCGTAATAACCCCAGGAGTGTTGCTTGCCGTGACCCTGACCGTATTCGCCACGCTTCATACCGAGTTCTCCCGCTTCCGGGTGATCGTCCGGGTAGGTCACGCCTGTGCCGAACTCAATGAACAGGGTAGCCCCGCCTGTCGCCACCACCGCCCGAACATTGTTCCCACGGGGTTCCACCGTCACGGAAACATCGTTCGTGCCGTCATAAACGGCCTGCGAGAACTTGACAGAAGCTCTCTCCATGCCCTCCTGCGCCACTCGGTCAAGAAAGACTGCAATCCGCTCTTGAAGCCGGTTCTTCCAGTTCTCGGTTTCCCGTATCAGCCGCCCAATCCCTCTCCCGGAGAGCGGAGCATTGATCGTCTGACTCACGATACCGTCACCTTACTGACCGCATAGGAAATGGAGTTGAGGGACTTGGCGACCCGCTTGACCATGTAATCGTAGAGCGGTTTCCCGTCCTTGTCATACTGCGGCTCCTTGTCGATGAACAGCACGGTATTCTCGTCAATGGGGCAGCTCAGGTCATCGGTGACGATCACCTTGTCGTACCCTGCGAAATTACCGAACTGCTCCACCTGAGCGGAGCCGGTCGCCGCCGAGATATTGGCGTTCATCGCCACAGCAGGCTTGTAAACCACCAGTTCCTCACCGGTTTCGTTGCCATACTCGTCCTTGGCGGGAACCTTGCTGTCATACAGTAGATACCAGAAGGGCGATTTGTTGCGGTTCAGCGTCCTCATGCACTCAACCTCCCATCACAGCGGCAAAGGGAACAATGTCCCTCAGCAGCGTAGGCGGCACATCGCCGTCTTCATAGGAGCGGGAGATACCGTTCTCACTGTGAGCGGTCTGCCCTTCGGCTCCCCGCTTGTTCAGCAGATACACGGCAACCTCTACCTGAATGTGAGCGTACTGGTCAGGGACAGCGGTCACGGTAGGGTCAAAGGGGTATGCCTTGCGGCACACCTTGTTTCCGGCGATAGAAAGGTAGGTGGAAAGCGTGTCCTCGTCTGTCTCGCCGGTCATGGCTTTCACCATTTTCAACTTCTCAGCGTCCGTCATGCTTTCCACCTTTCCTTTCTAAAATGTTGTATTTACTCTTGCGCCACTCTTAGCCGCCAGCAACGGCCTTAGTGTTCACGGGGTTGTTTGCGTCATTGGCGATGAAGACGCTGCGGCTGTAAGTGGGAGCGGTAAACTCGGTAGAGATACCGGTAAACTTACCGTGGAACCACTCAGGGCCGTGGTCAAGGCCGATCTGACCAAAGAGCTGATACTTCTCACCAGCGCCGGTCTTCGCCAGCGGCTCAAGGAAGAAGTTGCCCTTGCCGGGGACAGGCTGATAAACGGGAGCCAGAACGCTCAGGTTCAGCAGCAGGGCAGTACCGGCAGGCAGGTACTCGCCAAGGTACAGATAGACAACGCCGATGGGCGTGACCACGCTGGACAGGGAGATACCGTTGATGTTACGGGCAGCGGGAACCACGGTCAGACCGTTCTGAACAGCGTCAGCGTTGATCTGGAACAGGGTCACAGCGTCACACCACAGGCACAGGCCATCGGTGGGAGCGTTTGCGCCGTAAATCTTCTTCACCATGTCGGCAATATCCCACAGACCGAGGGGCTTCTTTGCCATCGCCGTAGTGTTGGTGGTGATTGCGGGAATCATGCCACGGGTCTTGTTGACCTTGGTGTCATCAGTGGCCTTGCTGTAAACGCCGTTAATGAAGGTGTACTCAATGTCGGCATTGACCTTCATCATCTTGGCGGCAACCTGAAAGTCCAGCTCGTTCATGGGGTTGGCCTGCTGACCCGCCACATTGATACCGCTCAGAGTACCCATGTTAGACATCTTCCCGTAGGAAATGCCGACAGACTCCTGAAAGATCTGAGTCACATTGGTCTTCTGCGCACGGGCCACAACGGTAGCGTCAGGGGCGGTCAGAGAAGCACTCTCGCTGATAGCAGGCTGAGCGCCGCCGCCAGAGGTGAACTCCTGACCGGTCACGAACTCAACATGGTTCGTGGTCTTGGCACGACCGCCGATGATGGAACTCAGAGGGGTGCGGGTGTTGCCCTTGTTAAAGAGCATACCGGAGTAATTGAGTACCCCGAAACTCATAGCAAACTGATCTGCCATAGTAAAAACTCTCCTTTACTCTTTTTTCGCCTGCGCTTCCGCTTCGGCTTGCAGACGGGTGTAGTAAGCAACGGCGGCGAAATCACCGTTTGTCCGTGCTTCCTCGATTTTCTTGGTGTAATCCATTTCACCAGTGCCGCCACCGGCACCGGGAGTGGGCTTGGGGGTCTTTTTCAGAGCGTCCGCCTTGACCTGTTTTGCAAACTCGTCAAGAAACTTCTGCTGGTTGGCAAGAACCGTCATAGTATCACCAGCAACCATCGCCTTTGCGGTGGTAGTAGCCAAATCCTCGGCATACCCAAGACCGATCAACTTGGCCTTATATTCGGAAGCACTTTTGGCTTCCCGCAGCTCAGAAAGCTCCTTCTCCATACTGGCGAATTTGTCTTCCTGCTCCTGCTTTTTCTTGTCTTCCTCACTCAGCAGAGCGTTATGCTTGCGCTTCCACTCGGCGGCTTCGGAATTGGCCTTGGAAACGGCGGCTTTCTGCTTTTCCAGCTCGGCGGCGTTATCCTCATACTCGAACGCTTCCAGAGCTTTCAGCTTGTCTTCCGCAGACATTTCCGCATAGCCTGTGATTTTGCTGGTGTCGATCTTTGCCATAATGATTACCTCCTGCGTTTAACAAGGCTGTTCACTCAGCACTATTTTCCGTTTTTATGGGTTGTCTCCCGTTTGCGATTAAGGTCTTCCCTGACCATTCAACGCCTTGCGGCGGTCAAATCACTGTCTTTGCCTTTCTCATATCTCCGAAAAGACTGAGCTTTCACGGACTGTCCGAAAACTCCGAGGGCATTGGAAGGAAAAATAAAAGGGCTACCAATACCTTTTCGGTATCAGTAGCCCGTAGTGGCTGTTCCTATCACCTATGCGATAGGCTGTTCATATTTCTTTTTACTGCTGACCGCCCACACGATCACCTTCTCGTGTCGTTCTGCGATCTCAACGGTCTTTCCCGTAGTCAAGATTTCCTCAATCTGTCTGACCGCTTCCGGGGTCAGGCGGATTTCCTTCTCCATCAGGATTAACCTCCTTCTGCTTGGTTGCGAGTTCAGCGGCCTTTTTCTCCTGTTCCTCAGCATAATCCATACTCATACGGTACGCAAGCTGCGGGTCAGAGAACAAACCGCAATGAGTAAAGGCCAGAACCGGGGCGATCTTCGGATTGGCAAGCATGGCAGTCAGCACATTTGCCTTTTCCGTGATATTTTCGTAATTTCTACGGGTGAAGCGGATTTCCAAGCCGCTGAGTTTCAGCGTCAGGTCGCTCAGGTCACGGCAGATACGCAGAACCAGCTTCAAGAAATCCTTCTCAGACTGCTTGAACATCAGCTCGGAGTCCTTGGCTCTGGCTTCCGCCGCCGACCAGCCATCACGCATGATGACCGCAGAGCCGGTATCGCTGGTGGAAGAACCACCGTTGCGGTTCGGCATACCGCAGATCGTCAGGACGGTGTTATACATACTGTCCACGAGGGTCTGCGTCTGCGTCTGGTTCATTTCCGAGGTCAGATACTCGATCTCAGCCTTGAACTGCGGGTCAATGTCCTTGTACTTGATTGCACCCTCGTCACGAAGCTGGTGAAAATCCTCAGTGTTAATATCAACATTGTGGAACAGCATGAGCGCCTGTACGAACTGCTCCACACCGTCAAGGCGGTTGCTCTCCACGGTATTGATAGCGTCCAGCAGAGGGAGGACGATCTCAAAGGCTCCCAGCCGAGCCTTATTCGCCGGGTACTCGATGATGGGAATACCCAAAATCTGAGGTTCGCTCCGAATGATCGCCCAAGTGTTCTCCACCTCGTAGTAGTGGTCACGGGTGTAGCAACTGAAAATCAGGTTTCCGTTCTCGTCCTTCACATACTTCACACCCATCATGGCAGGATTGCCGAGGGCGGTGGAGTAGACCACAAAAGCGAAGCGGGGGTCAAGGGTGAAAATCTCAAAGGGAGCTTCATCTTCCTCCACATCGGCTTCTCCATCAGGAAGCACCATGCGATAGGAAGTTCCGCCGATATGCGACCAGTCCGCCAGTTCCTTGTCCTTGGCAGGCTTATCCTCGCTGAGAACATAATCATTCAAGCGGCTGACCTCAGCGGAAATGTTCTCGTCATCGCTTCGGCTCACATACTGAACGGGTTCACCCATCAGATAGCCGACCTTGAAGGACACGATCTCATTGGCTCGGTTTTCAACGACCTTGTTGCAGATTTCAGGCCGTACTTCCTTCTCCCGGTAAAGCACGGGCTGATCTCCACGATAGTACCGATAGAGATAGTCAATGTCGGCGCTGTTTTGCAGATGGACGAATAGAGCCTTTTGCAGAACATCAATGATGTTCCCGGCATTGATTTCGGCAACATCGGTATAGATTACACGACGACCAAATAACGCTCTCGCACCCACTTACAGCACCTCCTTCCCTCTACCTATTATCTCTCCTATCATTGTACCAAACTCTCCAATGGTTGTCAATACAAACCTTTTATCATACCATTCGCCACAGCATTTGTCAAAAACAACTTCTCAGTAAGGACGCTTGAAAACCTCTACCTTGCCCCCGGACAACATACGGATTTCGTTTTCCAATAGAGAGAGGGAATCAGGAGCGTCATCGTGCGGAACCTTGCCGGAGCGGGTGTAGGTGGTCACTTCCTTCATGAAGTTCCAATACTGACTGCCCCGCTTGTAGGTGGAGGGGTGCTTGAAGTAGAAGTTCTTCTTGATGTTGTCGGAAGCGAACTCGATACGGGTCTGCTTGTTGGAGATCGTGCGCTTCGTGCGGATACCAACAGAGTACCCACGCTCACGAATGATCTGGTCAACATCTCTGGCATAATACTGACCGGCGTTGTTGGACTCAAAAACAGCAGAAGCGACCCTGTTGTCGATCAGGCACTTGGCACATTCAGGCTTCGTCACCTCAGCGGGAGAGTCATCAAAGACCACATCAACGATATACACAGCATTGCCGTATATCATCGCCACCGGCATGGAAGTCGAGTCAGAGCCGCTTTCCGCCGTATCGCCAACGGCGATGATGGTGTCCGGGTCACGGTCTTTCGGCAGCTCAAAGAAGTAGTTCAGCTCGTCCTTGTTGAACAGCAGCCCCTTCGCTTCAAAGGGCTGTTGCTGGAACTCGCTCTCAAACTGCTCTGCGCTCAGAAGCTCCCTCTGCTCCCGGAAGTAGGCGGTGGTAAAGACCTTCTTGCCCTCCCGCTTATATTCATAATTGCTCTCGTCCGTCACGAGATCGAGGGCGGGTATCTCAATCGCTCTCCAAGCCCAGCCCTCCCGCTGTGCGTGTTCCTGCACACGACCGATGGGGTCATACAGGGAATAGCGAGTGCCGGTAAAGACCATCGGCGTACCTTCAATGGCACGACCCATAATATCGCCGGAGATCACTTCCCACTTGTCATCAAGCCGCTGGCGGTTCTTCGCTTCCTCACGACCCTCTACGCAGTCATCGAGGTAGAGGACATTGGTAGCTTCGGACAAGCCCACCTGTCGAGCGTCAATGGAACGACACATGATGGTGGGGAAACGGGACTTGCTTTTCAGGTTCACCGTCTTCGTGTCGGCATTGGTCTGTACCAGTCGTGCGTCCGGGAATACATCGTAGAACAGATACTCGTTAGGGACTGTCAGGTATTCCAGACAACCATTGTAAAAGCTCTTTACAAGGTCATCGCCTGTCCCTTCCATCAGGGTCGAGCGGTCAGGGAACTTCCCGGAGAGCATATTCACAAAATTGATACCCGTTTGAGACTTTCCCGCTCGTTTCGGCATGGAGATCGTCAAAAGGCGCAGCTTTCCGTCCAGAACATCTTGAAACCCCTGCACCATCGGCCTGAGATAGTGCTTGCGGGGGGCATAGAACCGCTTTTCCGGCTTGCGGTCGAGTTCAATGTAGGTCATGAAGGAGTCAAAATCATGGGGCGCTTCAAAGAGAAGACACCGCCGCCACTGTTCATAGAACTTCGCCCCGCCGCCACGGACTACCTGATCGGCGGAGAGTGCCAGCAGCTCCTTGTTCGCCTTATGTGCCGCCGAGAAATCTTCGGTTTCCCACTCTCGGCACAGAGAAAAAAGGTCGCTGTACGCCCCGTTATCTCCCGGTCGCCGGTCGATCACGGCTCGGATAGAGCCGGAGAGTTTTCCATAATTCATGTGCATTTCCTTTCTAACAAAAAAACGAGCTACCCGTGTATTTCTACACAGATAGCCCGTTATGGCTGTCACTTCTGTCCTTACAGAAGCCGATTATAAAATTTTCGGTATCACAAACGCCAGAACCAGCAAAATAGAACTGATTATCAGAAAATATCCAATTACATTGAGAAAAAACCTCATGGTGTCAGCCCTCATACTTCGAAATCGTCTTATTGTCCCAATCCAGAACCCCTAAATAGCCGCCCTCGGTGTCAGAATATAGCTCAACTGCTTTTTTCGTGTTCACTGTCTTCCATTTCACTTTGCCACGCCAGTTGAAATAGGCTTGGGTCTTAGTATCAGGGATACCAGCCAACTCTACATAGATGATCTGGCGATTTTCCAGCGTCACATTGAGCTGTAAATCCTCGCTGTCATAGATTTTACCACAAATCACGGTCATTGGGTCATTATCTACGATAGAAACATCGTGGAAATCAGTCACCCCTACGGTGTCAAACACTTCCCGATAGCTTGCGATCTCGTCATCGGTGAACCCGGCTTCGGAAAGAGCTGAGTCCCACGCAACAGGTTCAGCCGAGTCTTTCTTGGAACACCCGACCAGAAAGAAGACCACGATGACCACCAGCCCTATCAGCCATGCCATCTTTTTCATTCCTCCCCCGCTCCCTTCAAAATCGGCTCATGAACACCTTTGACCCAATTCATGTCGCCGTATTTATACATACCCTCGTACAGAGGGCGGTTGCCAAGAATACTCTTGATGGTGGACACCTGAAATCGCTTGCCGGAACGGGTCTGGTATCCCGCCTTTTCCAGCAGCTCCGTGATACCCAGCATGGAAACGCCGTCCTCGTGCTTCTCGAAGATGAACTTCACGATAGGAGCTTCCTGCTCGTCAATGGTGAGAACACCATCAACTACCTTGTAGCCGTAGGGACGGCGACCGCCGCTGTACCCCCCGCAGGAAGCCTTGATGGAACGACCCTTGCCGGTTCGCAGAGCGATGTTCTTTCTCTCCTGCTCTGCCACGAATTGAAGCAGCGCACGGTAGATGTTGGCAAACTCGCTACCCTCTGTGAAGCTCTCCTGCGTACTCAGAAGTTTGATGTTCTTCTTTTCCAACACATACAGATAGTAGAAGTACAGCTTGGTATCACGAGCCACACGGTCATTCTTGAATACGATCACCGCTTCATAGGGAGGATTGCTTACATCGTCCCCATAAAGGATTTCGTTCAGGCCGGGGCGGTCATCTTTCGCACCGCTGATTTCATCGACCTTCCAGTCTACGATGTTATAGCCGTTGTCGTTGGCGTAGAGAAGAATGGCCTGCTTCTGAACCTCGATACCGTATTTGTCATCATCGGCCTGTCGCTCGGTGGAGACTCGGATATAGCCGATTGCGTTTTTGAATGTCATCATAAGATCACCTCTTGCATATAAGATAGCATAGGTAAATGTAATTGTCAATAGGTAAGTGTAAATAAGCCTTTTTATTTTTTGCGGATATTTTTCGGCTCACCCCGCCCTCGCTGCCGCTGGCATATCCCCCGCCCCCCCCGTCACCCATTCACGCCGCCCCCCCCCAAAAAAACAGGCCGGAAAAACGCAAAAAAATAACCGCCCCGGAATAGCACCGGGGCGGCGTTCATTTGTTCAATTTTAGTATTTCAATCAGGATTTGCACCGGCAGCAAAAGCAATAATAAAATCAAATACACGCTTTCACCGCCCTATTAAAATACCGTATCAACAACGGTTAGAATTGTTATCCATAGATCAATATATTGTGTGCTGTATCCGGTATAATCGCCATTGTCAAACTCTGTTTTGCCCGTGATAACATAACCGACTTGTTTTGCGCCCCCGTCTGATAGATCAACGAACATTTCCGACTTGTTTTTAATGGCATTTTTGGAAATAGTGATACAATGCTTTTCTTCCACCCGTTCCCGGTAAATTTCAAGCGCATTTTCCACGCTATCAGCATCTATGCGCATATCTGAAACAATACCGCCGTCAATGTACCACTTTTTATTGTTGTATTCTTTCATTGTTGCCGTTGTTTTGAAAATGTAATTCATAATTAAACCCCCATTCTAATACATTCATCAAGTGGAACCCTATACCCATGCACCCGGAAAAAAGCCGCCCCTTTCCGGGTATACTGTATTTTGCACCGGTGGAACGCTTTACCGCCGCCCCACGCCCCGGAAACGCAATAAACATAATCGTCAATGCCGTGTTCAATACCTTTGATTTCAAGGCCATTCAAGCCGCTATAATATGCAATACTTTCCCGGCTTTCGCAATATTCACGCTTATTCATGATTGCAAACCCCCTTTATAAAATCCCTTGCAAGGCTTTTCAGGCTTTCCCGCTGTTGTTCATAGGAAAGGCTATAATCATAGCGGATTTTTTCGGCTTGCGTTTCATACCGTTCACGCAATTCATAAGACGGGCGAACATTTCCGAATGGGGCATAACCTGTTACAATGGCAACCCCGCCGCCCATATCGTAAATATCAGCCGCCCACCCCTCACGGCGTACTGTGTACGCAACCGGGCTTTCATAATTCAAAAGATTTTGCAATCCACAATAGGGAACGCAAATAATTTTATTGTAATTTGCCCGGATTTCCTTTTGTGTTGTCTTGAATTTCATTTATTACACCCCTTTCAATAATTCATGTTGTTAGCTGCACGGCGGTTATATATAGCTTTCAAACTTTCGGCGGGGGTCATATCCGCCGCTTTCGGCTTTTCCGTTTCTACCGGCTGCATATCCCACCACGATTTCCCGCCGCCGTTCATATCATAGAACGAAAGAAAACTATTTACATGGCGCATTGTGGTAGCAGAATAACCGCCCCACATACGAACGAACCGCCCCGCCGCTGTAATGCGGCAAACAAAAGTATTGTAGGACTGTAAAACTTTTTCGCCGTTGTCCGTTTCAATGATTTTTGCCTTTCCGTAAAAACTTTTTGCCCGTTCATAACCCATAACAGGCAGATCATAAATTTTCATAATGCAAACCCCTTTCAAAATTCAATTTGCGTTTACTGCCTTTCGGTAAATACAAGATAACATATTTGCATTTACCTGTCAAGCGTAAATGCAAAAAATAATCAAGATTTTTTGCAAATAGGGCAACTATACAATATAAAGGGTTGAAAAATGTTACCACTTTCAGATCAGGCCGGAACCCCGGCAGCGCCCACGCCGCCCCGGTGAAACCCGCCGCCGATCAGCCGGGGAAAGGAAAAGCCGCCGACCCCGTGGAGAGATCGGCAGCTCTGTCAAAGTCGCAGACCCTCGCCGGAAAGTTGCAAAGTCGTTCGGGCGAAAGTCGGGAAAGTCGTGGGAAAGTCGCAAAGTCGCTCGGCATAGTCAGAAACCATAGTCGCAAAAGTCGTGAAAGTCGCTCAGTCCTCCGGGTCATAGTCGCTGGACGCACCGACCACATCTTCGAGGTACTTCTTCTCCAAGTCCTCGGCGGGAACCTGATCTCCGAGCTGCTGGTTGGGTGTCAACACGACCTCCTGCTTGTCCGCATAGCCCATGTTGTTCTTCATCAGAAAGATACCGGCGACCGGATTGATCTTTCCGTTCTGCATATAACTTTCCATCTGAGCGTTTAAAAGTTGATACGCCTTTTTAATCAAGTTACGGCTTTCGGCGGGTAGCGTCTTACTATCCACTCCATTTGCCCATGCCCATATCGTCTTTCTATCAACTCCAAAAGCCAATGCCATACCAGCAACCGAGGGCTTCATATCGTCCTGAGCGCACAGAGCAAAGTACATACCCATACGCTCTTTGACCTGTTCAGGTTCTCTTACGTTCACATCAGGCCAGTCCAACATGACCATCGAATGTTCCAGATATTTTCTGTTGTCACCCGGTTCTGTATGGACGCTCAGGGCTTCCTTACGATCAGGCCGAGTGCGTTTCTTCACAATTTCATCTGCCATAGTTGTTTTCTCCTTTCAAAGTCGCCAAGGTGATAAAGGTGAGTAATCGGGTGCATTTCCCTATAACTATTTCTATATACGCGCGTATAAGAGAGAGTTATAGGCATTTATGCCCGATTACTCACCTAACTCACCTAAAATACGAAAACAATTTTTCAAAACACGCCAATTTGAAAAAAGTCTTTGCAAAAACACTCACCTTTATCACCTTTATCACCTAACTACCAGTCGGCGTTAATGACCACCTTGTTCCCATGAGCGAGTGCTTCCGTCACAATCCGCTCCACACCGTCCCAGTTGTAGACCTCTTTTTTCACGGCATAGTCGGTGAGCTGCTTTGCCTGCTCGTTGTCAAGAACCATGTCCTTGCCGTACCAGTCGTTCTCCTTGGTACGCTTCTCATAGGGAACATAGTAACCGAGCCTTTCCAGAAAGTCGTACCAAAGCCGACCACCGCTGTCGGTGCTGGCAACATCTACCGTGGTGATGACCTCACCACAATGAGGGCAGCGAACATCTTTACGTTCCATGACCGTAATATCAAGACCCATTTTCCAACACCTCCTGCGCCATCTTCACCAGCTCGACCAAATCATAGAACCGCCGAGGGTCTAACCCGGTCTGCCGCTTCACCTTGTCCAAGTGATAGAGAACGGTATTTCTGTGTGCGAAAATAGCACGGGCAACATCGGTGACATTCATGTTGTGATTTGCCATCGCTATGACAATGTGAGCGTCTTCCTTATCCATGGTCGATCTCCTTTCGCAGCTCGTCATAGAGTTCCGAAAAGCGGCGGTTCCAGTAGCGCAGTCGCCAGAGGAATAGACAACCTACAACAATCCATTCAACGGCGGCGATAGTTGTCAGAATGTCACTCATGCTCTATGCTCCTTTCTCGCAAAGCGGTTGAGCAACACGCTCACGGTGAGCTGACCAATCCTGTTCACATAGGAGCAGTTGAAGCGGTCAGGGTGAGGAACGCTGTTACCGAGGTCGATGACCAGATCACGGGTGTTGTAGGAAATGTCCTTCGTGATAGTCGGCGTGGCGTAGATCACCACATCACGGTTCATCGTGGCTTGCAAGAGACTCTTGGTTTTGGAGTGCGCCACCGTCACAGTTGCGTTACCGAGGGTGAGGTACTTTGCCAAGTTCTGAACGGCGTGACCCCGGCCTACAATGGTAATGTCCTTAGCGTGAACTAAGTCCAATGCCAACAGGAGCGCCAAAGTCGCCTGAGACACCGATGACATTCCATGTGAGTAGGAGTGGTCAATGTCAACCTCGGCGGTGAGCTTAATGCCAGACGGGACGGTTTCTCTGTCCACTACCACGGCCTTATACGGAGGACAGGGGTATTGAGTGAGGTCACAGTCAATGCCCAACAGATCGGCCTTGCGCTTGACCGCTTTCAGAAATACGCTCTCGTAGGAACCCAGCAACAGCAGTCTGCCGGTAGGGTGAAAGCGGGTGGTTTCCTCGTCCAAGGTGACAGAAAGCGTTTTGATTTGCTCCATTACATCATTCATAGTACTTCTCCTTTCTTTCAAAGTCGTGGAGGGAGATCATCTTCTCACGGGTGAGTTTGTCAACCACCCGACCGATCTCTGAGTAGCCGCAGACCGCCGCCAGCCGTTCAAGGTTGCCCTTGGTCTGTGCCGTGACTACGATGGAAATACGGCGGAGGTTCTTTTTCTCAGTCTTCATCGCTTTCCTCCGTGAACACGGTTCCCTCGAACCCTTCTGCTCTGCCAAGAAGTCTCCACAGTCCCTCGTCCTGTTCACCACAGCAGGGACAGGCTTTAGCGGCGATTTTTCCGAGCTTCTGAGGAAAATCCTCGTCTTCCTCGACATACAGAAGGTGTTCGCACTTGCGGCACATGAAGACGGTGAACATTTCGTTACCGCATACACACTTTTTACTCATGTTTATCCTCCATTCGGTCGCAATCGTCAGAGATTGCACAGTCTTCACAGCCCTTATAATAGAAGCAGTCCCAGCAACATGAAATGACAGGCATACACCGCTCAGCGTATTCTTCACAGTTGGCAACAGGGCAAGTGCCATCAACGCAGGCAACGCCCACATAATCGGGGCAGTATTCAGTCTTCATCGCTGTCACCTTCCGTCAAAGCTCTTGCGAGATCGTCAATCATCTGGTGCATGACTCTATCTCCAACATCATCTTCGTTCTGACACCAGAATGAGAATTTCAGGTGTAGCAGCTCATGTACCAGCGTCTTTTCAAAATCGAACGGCACAATGCGGTCGCCGTAACAGGCGGGGTTGATGATCTCAATACGAGCGGTCTTAATTGCTTCTGACCACTCGGTACAGCCTGCGGTATTACGCACCATCATTTCTTCCGGGTGAAGGTGGGTCAACAACTTTATTCGCCACTCCTGCAAGCAGAGTTTTCGCTTCCACTTTTCCAGCAGGGCGAGTTCTTCATTGGTGGCAATCATACTGTCACCTCCTGTTCACGAGGGAGTTTTACGGTGTTACCATCTTTCAGATCGTCAGTGCTGAGTTGATAGGACACTAACTGCATACCGTGAGCCGTGACCTCTACACCATTGAAGAACCCTGCAATAATGCCATCGGGAATATCAAGAGTAATTTTCATCACGGACGCTCCTTTATAATGCGGATTTTTCTCAGGCGCTTACCACACCGCTTACAGACTTCATAATTGCTCTGCCAGCGGTGAGAACCATTACGGCACTTGACCTGAATATGAACATACGGGTCTGCTGTGTGGATACCGAAGCGGCAGAGGATAGAGTTACATGAACGGTTCATTAGGACGCTCCTTTCAGTCTGAGGTTCTTGTAGACGGGGTAGCCCTGATACACGACCTTGCCGCCATGCCACTCAGGGTGCGTTTCCATGTCGGCGTTGAACCGCTTGGCGGAACAGGCAAAGTACCCGTTGGACTTGCACCAAATCTTGTATGCGTCAAACAGAGACTTCGAGCGGGTGTTGACCCCCTCAGCCTGCTCACAGCGTTCTTCGAGGAACTGCAAACACAGATCGTTGTCACGCTCGTACTGGTTGACCACCTTCCGCATGGCGGGGGACATTTTCAGGCCGAAACGCTTGTACTTGAAGTATCCGGCAACCAGCCAAGCGAAAATACCCTGCATAGCTTCTTGTGTTTGAAACTCATTTTTCAGGTTCTTGTCCTGCTCCGCTTCGGTGAAATGGCGGTTGAACTCAATGACCCGCACACGGTCGGAAGCGAACAGGGACTTATCGCTGACGGTGGGGAGATCGTTGCAGGAGAGCCAAAGGGTGAACTGCGGCAGGAAGGTCGTGGCAGTCTCATAGAGGTTCCGGGCTTTGATTTCCTCGCCGCCCGTGAGCTGCTTGATTGTTTCCTCGTCCAGCTTGCCATACTGGTTACTCTCTGCCATTGTGACGAACCGTTTGCCTTTCAAGGAAGCCAGCATGGGGTTTGCTGCTTCGGCGTTCTTCGACCGTTCTGCCTTGCAGATGATCGACACGGGGGATACGGAAGCATAGTCACCGAGAAGGTGGTGAATTGCCGAGAGCATGGTGGACTTGCCGTTGCGAGTGGTCTTGCCGTGAAGAATGAACATACATTCTTCGTTCGCCATACCCAGCATAGAGTACCCCAGCGCCTTTTGCAGATAGTCAGCCTTGTCTTCGTCATTACAAGTGACCTCTGCAACGAACTTCTCCCAGCGGCGGCACCGTGCGTCCTGCAAGGTGTAGTTGAAGTTGGTCTGCATGGTCAGGAAGTCTTTCCAGTCATGTTCCCGGAACTCCATCTTTTCGAGGTCGAAAGTGCCGTTCTTGCAGTTGATAAGGTAGGGGTTTGCGTCAAACTCCGCCGAAGCGATAGGAAGCACACTGGCAGCGTCCTTCATCAGCCGGTCACGGAAGCGCCTGTCGCCCATCTTTACGATGAACTTCATGTACTCGGTGCGGCGTTCTTCATTGGCGATTTCACCGCAATAGAGAGCCATCAGGCGGCAGAACTCCTTGATTTTTTCCGCTACCAGTAGAGAGCCGGTATCCTTGCGCCATGCGCCCTCTGAGTAGGTGAACCAGCTTTTCGCTTCGGGGCAGTAGCGGGTATCATTCTTGTAGCACTCGGAGAACAGCTCCGCCATGCCGGACTCGTCCCACGAATACCCCGTGCCGCTGATCGGGTGGCTATGCTCAGGCTGTGCTTCCTTAATCTGAAACATCACACGGGACTGAGCTTCGTCCATGATGTAACGACCGTTGGAGAGCTGGAAAAGAGCCTGTTCTTCGGGGACAGTTGTGATTTCATCAGCCATAGTTTCACTTCCTTTTCTTCATCGCTCTCGCCAGCACCACGGCGGCACAGTCCTGAGAGTCTTCATCCCACCATGCACAGCGCTGTTTCTGGCAGGGACAGAGGGGAATATCTTCGGGGCAGCTCATTGACAACGGACAGATTTTCTTCTCACTCTCCACTGTCTACACCCCTCCCATAGAAGAAAGCGTTCTTCAAAGCGGTGTCCACATGACGCATGATCTCAGGCGGCAGAGTGCAGATGTATTCCCAATCATCGGACACATCTACGACACGCACCTGTTCACACTCAACCATGCTCGGCTGTAAAGAACCCCAAGTGACAGCCACATGGGTCGGAAGTTCGAGCCGCTTGATTTTAGTGGTCAGGGGAACGACAATACTGGTGGAAGAAAACTGATTGCCGACATTGTTTTGCACAACCACCCACGGACGCTTACCGGCCTGAATATGACTGTTGGCAAGCATGGGAACATCAATGATAACAACATCGCCACGCTGATAAGGTTTCATAATTACCTCCTGTATCTGGTCACGCTGTTGACAATCAACTCAACTTCTGACTGCGGAAGCGGGGGTTTGCAGGCTTGGGAGTTGGCGTACAACAGTTCTTTGTAAATCTCTGCTTTGGTGTATCCTTGGTTATGGAGCTGACCCGCCAGAGAAGTCAGGCTGAGGTTCCGGCTTCCCGGTGTGATAGGCGGGTATTCAGGCTTCAAATGCAACTTGCCGTTTTCAGGACGGCGATAGATGGGGGAATAGATACGCTGAGGGGCAACCGTACCTGAGCTACTTTCCTTCGGTGTGTCTGGAAAATATTTCTCGATCACATAGTCAATCGCTGACTGGTTTTCAATGATCTCGGAGAAGATCAAAACCTCGCCGGTCATGATGAAGTACCGATTGCTCTTGTAAATCTCCACGGCGGCACGGTTGTTCTTACCCTTGAAAGGCATCTCTCCACGAACGAGAATGTGAACTCCTCTCCCGCTTCGAGACTTTTCCGTGTAGGAGTGGCAACGACCGATAATGTCAGCCGCCAGCGGGTTTAGAAGCCCATCGGTAAAGCCATCGTCAATGTCGATACCTACAACTCCTGTATCGTGAAACACATACCCAAGACCGTCATAGTAGCCGTGCTGGACATTGTGTTCAGCGTCAATGTAATTTGACCATGTATCAGGATTAGAGGAAGAAGCCGCCTTTCTCACGGTAGCCTGCATGGGAACCTTTGACCCGTCCCACACATTGACCCATGCCTTTTCCCCTCGAAGCTCAGCGGGTATATTCAAATAGCTCATAGGCTTACCTCAGCTTTCATACGGACTCGGTAAAGACCAGTCCCATCTATCGCCGCCACGGTAGGCGTTGCGGAAGCGGTTTCTCTCGCCATCGCCAGAGAACCACAGGTAATCCGCAGGGAGGACACGACCGACTTCAACCTGACCTTCTCTCTCTGCATACCAGCGAGTCAGTACATCTATACAGAGAGTAATCAAATCGTCATCGACCGGATTTTTCTCTTTGTACCCTACGAATTGTTTAGGTGTAGTCACGACCGTTATAATATCGCCGTAGCCATGATCGACACGGTTGAGCGCACACCACACACAAGCCGCTTTCTCAGCGTCAGAGCAGACCCCTCTGGCTTCTCCCCATAGCATTTTCGCCAGTACAATCACTTCCTCGTCTGTCCACGGCTGAGGTGTCACCTCCGGCTCTGGCTCCGGGGTGACTACCTCTACCACCTCGACAACGGGAGAAGGTTCTTCAACCTCAACCGTGGGTAATTTTAGACAAAGGACTGCGACAATGATGACGAACCACAGGAAGATTGAAAATCTCAGCCCTCGCAAGGGGTCTTAGACTTGCTGGACTTTGGCTTTGTCGAGGTTCCAGCAAAATAGAACTTGTCATCTACGCAGATGGGGAAATCGGGAAAGAGCTTGCTGGCAGTTTGCGTTCCACGGAAGCAAATCTGCTCTGCCGCTGCCAGCGACATTTCATCTTTCACGAAGTCTTTTCCAGCAGCCATGATATACGGCACTTTGCCGTCAATGCTTTTCAGTTTCATCGGGTTCTTTCCTTTCTTTGTTCCACGCTTCAACATCAACGCCGATACGCTTCAACATTTCTTTACAGAGCCATGTGTAATCGTCCGGCATTTGATAATACTGAATAAGGCGGTCATGCTCGGCGGAGAAAGCGTCATAGATCTTCCGCAGGCGTTTCTTGCCGAAACCAAGGTGAACATGAAGGGTGTAAAGCACCATAGCGTCAATGTCATCGGCGTAGCGCCTGTCGGCTTCCACGATCTGACGATTGATCTCCATGTCCATCGCTTTTCTCTCGGCGGCAGTTAAGACCGCACCGAACACCTTGCCGCCAGCTTTCTTAATTCTCATACCTCAATGTCCTCGAAGAAGACGGGATAGGTCTGTTTCAGCAGGGTCAGGAGCATATTGGCAACGACCCGCATATCAGGGTGAGCCGCTACGGGGCAACGCATACGGCAGAAATGTCGCCATTCTCTGAGATCGGCGGTCATGACCACCTCGGTTTTCAGGCTGTTCGGAAGGACAGATCGAGCTTCTTGCGGGGTGCAACCCTCATTCAGCAGATCGAAGTAGGCGACCTCAGCGTGTTCACACGACCGCTTCCAGATGTGGTAGGTCGAGTCGGTCTTGGCAAAGGTAGAGGGACGAATGACGGTGATCTCGCCACCGAAGCCCTCCTTACCGTAGTTGCAGTATCGAGTGGACTCCTGACAGAACGCCGCCAGACGGTGACGGACGATCTCATGGCTCACGCCCCGGTCGCAGATGAAGCGGACAGTAAGAGAGCCATGCTCAATGACAGCTTCGTGACCCCGCTTGATGATACCCCGGACGAACTTCTCTGCACTTCCGTCCGTGATTTTATCCTCGGACTTGTAGCAAGTGCGCCCTGCGGCTTCGATGGTGGTCAGAAGGGTCTTATAATCGGGAGCGTTGATAAGCTCCACAGAAGGTTCAACGATTTTCACTTTCAGACTCCCTTTCATACCAAGGTTTGAAGTTGATAATCTGTTCGTAGAGGTGGTTTGCTCTGCCATCGAAACAGATTGTACGGTCATCGACATGAACGATGGAGGGAACTTTTCTCGCTTGAATTTGCACCATCGGGAACCCGTAGTGTTTCAGCCATTTAGCAATCGCCGCCTGTCCCTCAAAGGACTCCGCACGAGAAGAACAGATGACCACACATAAACCATCGCTTATGAGTTGTTCAATGACCTCTTTAATCCCTTCTACGGGAGGGTCGGGGATAACAGCGGCACCCTTCCACCCGCTTCGGTAGGAATGAATTACGCCATCGAAATCGAAAGAAACCGTTGGAATATACATACTTCACACCCCCGCAACATGGCTTGCCAACATATCGGCTTGATGTGTCCACAGCACATTCGGGTACTGGCGGACTGCTCTGGTGTAGTCATTCCACTCAGACTTGTCGGTGAAAGCACCCATGTGATAGCGGATACACATGATTTCTTCATCAGTCAGTGTGTAGAACTGAGAGAGAAGCATGACGGACTTATCGCCGTGGCCTTTCAGAAGGGTGTCGGGGTTGTACTCCCACGCCTGTTCGTCATAGATTGGTGTGCTTCCACCATTAAATTCTTCAATGTGGCCTGTTATCGGGTGGCGGTACTGGTCGATCTTACACAGGTCATGGAACATACCCACGATGAAGGGAGAACGAGCCTTGCGCCAGATCAGATGATTGGCCTGAGTGAGCGCCAGAAGGTACTCCGTGACCATGCGGGAGTGGTTCAGAAGACCGCCCTCGTAATTGCCGTGGTACTTGGTAGAAGCGGGGGCGGTGAAGAAGCCGTAGGCCATCAGGTACTCCATCATGTCATCGGAAACAACAGGGGTTCCGTCAGGCAGCTTCATGAAGTTCAGAAAATCGGTCACTTCGGACTTGGAAAAGCAGTCAGCCATGATAACCCTCCCCGAAATATTTCTCGCATTCACTCACGGGACACTCGCAAGCGTTGAGAGGGTGGTCATCGTTCCACTCCCCAAGTTCTACTTCTTTCACCTCGACATGGTGTGAAAAAATATCCAGAGCTTTAGTTGTGACTTCTTCGAGAGCAGTCTTTACATCTCTTTTGTTACATTCGCCAGCGGGGTCAACGAAATAGCCTGTGAATTTGAAAATCTTAGCCATTTTCGTACTCCTTTCTATGGATACTCTTTTCACTGTCGAACCCATCAGGGTAACGAGCCAGCAGCTTATCGACATTGTGCTGTGCCACATATTCGAGGGTCACACCCAAGCCGGTCGCCAACTGTGCGACATACCAGAGAACATCGCCCAGCTCGTCAACCATTTTCATCGGGTCGAAGTCATGACCCTGAAACTCGGTCTTTTTCAGAATGTCAATACACTCTCCGGCTTCGCCGTTCAGACCGTAACAGCCGTTGCGAACCTTATCCCACGAAGTCAGGTCGCCGGAGGTGCGCTCGGCAGCTTTCTGATAATCATTCAGCGTCATCGTCAGCGACCTCCTTCTCCAACTCTGCATACAACATCGTGTACATATAGACGGACTCAGACTGGCCGATAGGCCGCAGAACGGTTCTCTTTTTCAGAGTCCACCCATCACGCAGAGCCGCATTTACTTCGTCGTCAAAGAGGGTGGGATTGTCCAGACGGTTCCGAATGGTTTTAATTTGCAACATCTTCCGCTACCTCCATTTCCAGCACCGTCATAATGGCGTAGTTGGCAAGGTCAATCAGGGTGTCACGGATAGACTCGTCATTGACTTTCTGCTCACAGCCACGGGAGAGAGTCTTAAAGCGGCTGAGTTTATCGCCCAAACGGATACGAGCCATCGCCATTCCTTCTTCAACAAAGGTCTGGTGGAAGCTGTCACCGTAGTCATGGTTCTTCTGCTCATAGAGCCTGTTGATCTCCTTGCAGATTTCAGCGTGGCGCTGAACCTTGGAGAGCGAACAAATATAGGCTTCTGCCATTGTAGCTTATCCTCACTTTCAACATAGTTTTCAACATACCATTGGCGAGGGAGAGCCTTTCAAATTAGCCCTCCCTCGCACCCGGTATCAGCCAAGGAGAGCTGCCAAATCCATCGGGGTCTTAGGAGCGGCCTGAGAAGCCGCAGGAGCGGTTTTAGCAGCGGGGGTAGTAACCGTATTGCCAGCGCCGTCCCAGCCCTCAGAGGGGCGCTTATCGGCCAGACGGACGAAGGTAATGCTCTGTCCGGGCTTCTTCTTGTTCTCCTGAACATCATGTTCTACATCGCACTCGATGAAGTGACCAATCAGGTCAGTGTGGTCGATCTCGGTCAGGTCGAAATTGCCGAGGGCAGTCTTGGCGAAGTAGCTGAAAGCGTTGTATGCACCCTCGTTGGGAGAGCCATCGGATTTCAGCAGAGAGAAGCGCTCGATGTGCTTACTGCCGGTCTGCGTCTGCATATAGATTTCCAGCTTGCCGAAGTCTTCCTTGTACTTCACATCGGTAATCTGAAAGACATGAGTACCTTCGGGAATGAGGGTGAAACCCTCGGTGAGTCCGATTTTAGCCATTGTTTTATCGTCCTTTCTTGATCTTGTAATAGTGTCTGCTATATTAGCAACGAGAGTTATTAGGTTTTCGGCACAAGCGCTTTGACCTAAGCATCCACCTCCACAATAAACACCGAAATATTCATTGTAATAGATGGGGCAACCACCACAAACGCTCATACTTCTTTTATGGTGTGGAAATTGAGCTGTTCTGTGTACTCGCAGGGAAAGATGATACCGACCAACTGGTCTTCGTCATCGGGGTACTTGGCGTACTGCTTGACCAGCAGGGCTTTCGGTACGCTCTTGTCGCTTTCCAGATCGTAAGCGTACAAGATTTCGCAGAAGTCAGACTTCTCGATCAGCGACCAGTCATCATTGGTGATGGGAAGGGTCATGGTGCTGTTCTGCGTGGCGAAGATACGGACACAATCTTTGATTGCGCCGTCCGGCTCAGGCATGATTGCCTTGACCAGCGTGGCGTACTCGGTGCAACCGACCTGAGAAATCAGGCGACCAATGCCATCAGGCATTTTCTCGTTGCTGTACCCGGTCACGCTGCGGATACCATCGGGAATGAGCATAAGTACGGACGGGGAAGCAAGCCAGCGTTCGTCCATGTACTCGTAGATAGCGCCGCCATCAGGGGCGAGGGACTTCACGAACTTTGAAAATTTCATAATTAAACCTCCGTTACTTTGTCATAGAATACGAAGATGGTGGACTGGTCGGAGTGAATATCACGAGCTGCTGTGAACAAAACCCCAACAAAATCGTCATCGGCATACTGGTCGAGAAGTTTGAGCAAATCATCTTTGCTCAATCTCTGCATACTCTGCGCCACTTCACGCACCTTCTTTCAAGGCTTTCGGGGAAATGCGGTAGCTATCCTCGGTGGTCGTGTACTTCGCCAGAATACCGTCCGCTTTCATGGCGTCCTTGTCGATCTTCGAGGTGGAAGTACGGCTGACCTCCCAATTATAGGCAGAACCAGCGATAGACACCTTCTTGTCACCGTCACGGAACTGAGCGATTGCGGCTTTCTTAATCATGTCGGTCAAGACCTTGTACCGCTTCTTGTCCTCAGCCACCTCAGCGGCGTGAGCGTCCAGCTTGGCTTTCAGGTCTTCGGCTTCCTTGACCAGCGCCACCATGTCCGTTTCGGGGGACAGATTATTGGTGCGGAGGGCTTTCAGGATTTCAGCGTCCTTGCGCTCGTCAAAGGCGGGGGAAATGCCACTCTCCACATAGTCCTTCCACCATTTCAGGGCAGGCTTCACATACTTCTTCTCGAAGTCAGGATACCGCTCAGACACCTTGAAGGGGCGAGTGATGGTATTCTCACCGCTGCACACAAACTTCTCAGGATTGTCGTAATCCTTGGGTTCGAGGAAGGAAGCGACCATGATAACCTCGTCCACGCCGAGAAGGTAAGCATACAACGCCGCCTGCAAAGCGTAATACTCAGGAATATCGTCCTTCCAGTCCTCGACACGCTTGGAAGTCTTCATTTCGAGGACGGTGGTGGGCTTACCATCTTTGCCATAGAGTAAGTAGTCCCACATACCGCCAAGAACGGGGCTTTCCCTAAAGAAGTCACCGTAGGTCTGACGGAAGTAGTCTTTGCCCCAAATGTCGGTCGGCGTGACCAGATTGCTCATGAAGTAGGTCTGCTTCATGTATTCAGCCTGCTTAGGCTCGATGGTCTTACCGGCGATGGTGTAGATCGTGTCCTCAAACGGCTTCTGATAGGTGCGGGTCACTTCACACCAAATCTCGAACGGTGTAGACCACGGGTTCAGACCGAGGATAGTGGCGAAGCGAGTACCTGTCAGCTTCTTCGGACGCTTGGGAGGGATAATCTGGATTTTGTTGCCGTCAAGCCATTCCATTTTTGTTTACCTCCTTATAATTCACAAATTCGTCAGCGGCACATTCCCGAACGGCAGTATCAGGGTCGTTACCGTAGAGCTTACAGCAATCCGCTTCCAAGTCTGCATTGACGCACTTGCGACAATCAATTTCAATCATGCCTTAGCCCTCCTTCGCCGTTTTCATTTCGTAGCCAGCCAGCATATTGTTCACGCCCTCGATCAGAGTGTCACACTTGTCGGCTTCGATCTTGGAGAAGCCTTCCGTCTTCATGGCGATGGTCTGCACAAACTGTTCCTGCTCTGCGTCAATATCCATGAGCTTTTTCAGCAGACTTTTCAGCGTACTGACCTGTTCCTCGGTAGCCGCACCAGCAGGAGCGCCGGTCAGTTCCTTCTTGATCTCCTGACGCTGTTCAGTGGTCACAGGGGGCTTTTTGGTGACGGTGGGAGCGGGTGCGGGAGTTGTGTCATATTCACCGCTGTCGATACTGTCATGCTCCACAATGTCAAGAACGAGCTGCCACAGATAGCGGCGAATGTAGGTGATGGAGCTGCCGGTCGCCTGCATTTCGTTTGTGACCTGATTGCCAGCGTTGGACACGATAGGGGCGATGGGGGTGTACGGTGCCACGAAGTCAATGTAGTCCTCACGGTCATTGACATTGTAGACACGAGCGGTCGCCTTGTCGCCGTACATGGACGGAACCATCATCAGACCGATTTCAAGAAAAATCTGCTCGGCCTTGGGAACAATGTCCGCCAGCTCGAAATACTTATATTCGAGCTTCATGTGCTTGCCGCTTTTGTCCACGCCTGCTTCGAGGAAGCGCACACGGGCAAGCTGTAACTTCTGGAACACATTCATGGTGGAATAATCCACCGCCGCAGTCTCAGCGGCTTTCTTGGTAGTAGCCATATTTATACCTCCAACATTTCTAATAATTTTTTCTTGATGGAATTGACTCTGCGAGTATTTCGCTTGGGCGGCTTCTCTCCGAGGAAATCTCGGACATAACGCCGTGCCAACCGGATATACCAGTCACGGTCAACTACATCAATCGTCAGGTGATTGTCGTTGTCTACGACACATTTTGCAGGGAGTCCAGCAATCTTGACGGGATTGCCAGTGCCAAGGTGGATTTTGTAGAGGGTTCCGCACCGATGATCTTCCGTAGCGTAGACTCGGTTGACCTTCTGTACGACCTCCATCTGACCGTCTACCTCATGGAGAGCGTCACCATACTTACTCCCGGCCTTGGCGACCAACTGGAAGTCCAGCAGGCGGTCACAACTCATGATGGTGTCTTCGACCGGAATACCGTAGGCCAGATAATCCTTGACGGCCTTGGCAACCACGCAGGCATTGTTGTTGATGTTGAACGCTCCTGCCGGGGCAATTCCACGAACGAGAACGCCGCCCTTAATTTTGGGGTCGCCCTCGAAGGGAGCCTCGACATAATTGTTCACATCTTTCTGACAGATCATCTTGATAAGGTCTTCCTCTAACTCAAAGCCGGTTCTGTCCTGCCATTCCTGCGTGATTTCCTGATACATAGGAACATCGCAGTCATCAAGGCTGACCATGATACCATCGGTGTTGAGCTGAATGATCTTCAAGGTGGGGCAGTCCTGAACAAGATGTTCCGCCATTTCGAGCAACTGCAACTGGCCTGAGATACAGACCGAGCGTCCCATGAGCGGGTCATACAGGTCGTTGTAGCGGTTCAGCATGGCTCCGTAGGTGGTGTTCAGCACCAGCTTCAAAGCGTTCGCCGTAGCTTTGTCCCCGGCTCTCTTTGCTTTAACACGCCGCTCAATGGTAGCGGCATACACATCGGGAGAGGGAATGTTTCTGCTACAATAACCGTTCAAGGTCATCTGGTGTGGATAGTAGCTTGCAACATCTTTGTTGCGGATAGAGCGGGTTTCCGTGGCTTCCTCTCGGTAACACGGGATAGCCCCATGAATACCACCGTAGGCGATGGTGCAAGGACAGCCGCCGACCATCAGATCGAGCTTTTCCTTGAACACCACTTCGTCAGGAATACTCTTGTCCTTCAACCGTTCGAAGAAGTCGAACACTTCCTGCGGAATGTACTGACGAAGGAGCTTCGGCGGATATTGGTATTCCCGCTCGTCATAGTGCGGTTTCTGCTCTGCGTCAAGGTAAGCAGCGGTCAGCTTGGCGTTGGTCATGTAGAGGGCTTTTGCAGGATACAGCCCCTTTTCACGACCCAGCGTGAGCTTACTGGACAGATAGCCTTGGCGAAGATCGTCCAGCCTGTCGGTTGCGTCAACATCATGGCGGCAGTAGAACTCGACCTCTCGCTTCTCGTCCTCAGTCAAAGGGCGGTCGATGTTAAATGGAACGGTGGTTTCACGAATGTCCATTCCGAGGTGCGCTTCGATTGCTTTCAAGGACAACCCCATCTGGCAATCGTCCATCAGGTCATATTGATCGAAGAAAATCCCGCAGTCACGGAGAGGGGCGTACTCCCAGCCCTCGTGACCACCAACGATGATGAAATCGTTGACCGCCTTGATTTCCTCCGGCGTGAAACCTGAGAGAACCGCTTTCAGAATGAATTGGTCATAGTGCTTATTGTTGAACCCTGCCAACAGGGGTTCTTGGGTCATGAATTGTTCGACCGCTTCATTGTCATTCCAAATCTCGGTGTATTCCCCCGTGACCTTGTTCTTGAAGACAAAAAGCCAATCGTAGGCAAACACCTCGCAGTCGAAAATAAAAGGTTCAAGGTTCAGCGGTATCACCTCCAAAGAGATTGTCCAGATACCTTTCGGCAAGGACTTCCTGAACACCCTCCATGATGTAGAGCATACAAGGGAAAGCCATGCCATTTCCCCACATCTTGTACTCCGCAGAGTCCTTATGAGGAACCAGCGCACACCAATCTTTTTCGAACCCTTGAAGGGAAGCACACTCAGTAGGGGTGAGCTTTCGAGCCAGATAAATGACTTCACCGTTCTCGGTCTGTGTGGGAACAAAGAGAGTCTGGTCGTTGTTACATGAGAGCGTTGCACTCTTATCTTCCTGTATCAAAGCGCCCTTACCCCCCCCTCACAACCAGAGCGGATTTTTAAGGTGTACGGGATAAGCGCACATGGAAGATGATGGTGGTCAGGTCTGGCGGCAGCCAATGTCATCGTTACCCCCCCCGTAATAACTTCACTTCGACACCTCCTGTTCGATGAATTTACAACCGCACTTGCGGTAGGTGGTACACCGCTTTTTGTAGCTTCTCACGAGG